AAGAGAGGAGTGCATTACTGGTCAACGGCATTACATCATATTTTATCTAACAGTAAATGTTAAATGGTGTACACTCATGGACATGATCGAAAACAACTTACGCGCCATGATCGCGCAGTATAAGCGTGACAACCCTGCTGAAAGCAACAAGACCATTGCTGTGAAAAAGGGTGTTACACCGGAAACAGTGTCGCGTCATTCGTCTGACAAGATCGACATGAGTATGCAGGACATTCGCGACTATGCGGAAATCCTCGGCTGCACCACCATGGACATCATCTATACATCCCCGCCAGTGCCAATGCTGGCTGTCGCTACTTGCTTAGATGATGACGGGCCGCTTATGTACCGCCAGCACATATCGCCGGGGGACGCCAAGGTCTGCTATATCCATGGTAATTTTGATGCTGACTTGGGCTGCGCGAAAATAGAACTGCCAGCCAAATATCAAGGCAAATATAAGTGGCTTGATGGCGGCATTGAAATATTTCCCAAAACGCCCTGCATCACCAACACAGTGTCATCTGACGCATTTATGAAGCCATGCTTGGTCCGCGCTGTGGACGAAAACATCTACAGCGGCACGTTATTCCCACAAGCTGGGTCGCACTTGTATAGCATCGTCCCGACCTATGGAGACCCTAAGTCAATTATTTGCGACCTTGAACTTGAGTGGGCCACACCGATCATCAGTTACATATTACGCCCAGATCACCTGAACGCGAAATTTGTACCGGCAAATCACCACCCTAAAAGTGAGGAAAGTATCAACCAAATGTTCACAAACATGAACTCACGGCGCAAAAGTAAAGGCATGAAAATACTCAAATAGTCGAATTTAATTTTAACGCCGTTGACATTAGATGTCAGCGCCACTACACCTTAACGGGTGATTTCCCGTTGAGGTTTTTTTATGTCTGCACCTTTTGGAACGCCTTGGGCCAGTGAAAAGCACTATTTTCACCACAGCAATACCGAGGGAAGGCCCATCTGTCGCACTTTGTTTGAAAAGTGCGTCGTTAGGCCCAAAGTCAACCATGCTTGGGATGTTCTCAAGGGTGACAAGGTAGGCGACGTACAGGCCGCCAAAGCTACGATAAACCTATACAAAGATGACAATGCCAACATGCTGGCAGGGCGTGTCGTACAGGACTGCGCGAATCTGCACCTGATCGATGGCCACACTGTTGAGGCTGTGATCCGGCAGGGCATGAGCCGGTTGGATGAGTATGAGCCGCGCACCTGGGATGATGGCAAAGATGAGCGCAAGCTGGCCGTCAATCGCGCAGAGTTTGCGGATGTGCTGATTAACGCCATTGATGGCGTCAAAGAGGCGCACGCCCATTACGGGCTGAACCGCATTGAAGGCGAATCTGAAATCTTTACCAACTTGTTTGGCTTGGAACTGCCTTATAGCGGCTTTCCAGATTTCTCGCGGCGCATTGAACTCAAAACCAAATGGTCAAGCGCGGCTGCCAACACCAAATCTGGCAAGCGTGCCGCCAGCCTGCCAACCAAACCCGATTGGTCACACACTTGTCAGGTTGCAGGCTATTGGGCTGGCACCGGCCTGATGCAGACCATCGTGTATGCCAATGCAAAAGATTACCGCGTCATGAACGCTGACAACAGCGACAGGCTGACCAATGAGGGGCTGCAAGCTGCCCTAAATCACGTAACAGCCAAATGCGCGATCCGCGAAAATTTACTGAAATCTGCCGATTCCGTGGAGCAAATGCTGCGGCTGATTGAGCCAGATTTCGGACATATGTGGGCGTGGGATTTGCGCCCAGAGGTTTTGACAGAGGCAAAAAAACTATGGGGATTCAAATGAGACGAAACCTGTTGTGGCTTCACGTTGATGAAGCTGGTCGCCCTTTGAAGCGCTACAGCACATGGCGTGAGGCGCTGCGTGTCTGTGGGATAGTGATGGGCGCGTTGTTCGCCTTGGTGAGCCTATGGTGCTTCATCGTTCTGCTTGAACTGGTGGTCGCATGAACGCGCAGCCAACATTGTTTGAAGCCATGCAGGCACCGCGTAATCAGCGTGAAGCACGGTTTCTAGCGTTCCACCAGGCGAACCCTGTTGTCTATCAGCTTTGGGATCGCTTCACCCGCGAGGCGATTGCCAAGGGCCACAAGCGCGTTGGCTCACAGATGATCATGGAACGGATTAGGTGGGAAACCACCATCAACATCATCGATGCACGCCCAGATGGCGAGGCGTTGAAGATCAACGATCATCACAAGCCGTACTACGCGCGGCTCTGGATGAAAAACAATCCGGCCCATCACGGGCTGTTCAACACGCGATCCGTCGAGGGAGATAATGAGTAATCAAGCAAACATAAATGCGGCCATCAACGCCGCCATGGGGCAAATAGAAAAGCTGCCCAAAAATGAAACCAACTCCCATGGCGGGTGGAGTTTTGCAGGCATTGATGATTTTTTGGATTTGTGCCGTCCTATCTGCGCTGAACAAGGGCTGCACCCGCAAGTTGACAGCGTTGGCACAGAAACATTTGGCGCTGGCAACGGTAAGCTGTGGGCCAAATTTTCGTATCGGCTGGCAATGGGCCATGTGTCAGGTGAGAAGACCGATCCTGTCGGCATGGATGTCATGTTGCCCCTCACGGGCGCACAGACTAGCGGCAGCGCTCAATCCTATGCTGTAAAGCAGTTTTTGCGCGCCTTGTTGATGATTTCAACAGGCGACAAGGACGATGTGGATTTCAAACCACAAGCACCAGATGACGGCGTAGAGGCTGCAAGATCAGCAGAAGAAGAATCTGCATACGATCTGGATGCGCTCGAAACCAAAATCAAATCATTCAAATCACTCACCGGGCTGAACGCTTGGATCGGTGAGATGAACCCTGTGCTGACTACGATGCACAAGGCCAACCCTGACGACTACAACCGCTTTTATGCGTTCTGGAAAAAACAAGAGAAGGAAATCCAAAATGGCAGCACCTGAGTATAAGGCCGGAAAAATACAACTGGTTCGTGGTGTCGAAATTGACGACAACATGAGCATCAGTTTCTGGTTCAACATCACCGACCCTGATTTAAAGGCGCGTCTTGATGCGTACTATCAGGCGAACAAAGAAGATTTCAAACAACAGCCAGGTCTGGAAATCCAAGTCAAAGTTGGCGACACATATCACCGTGTGGCCAGATCACGGCTTTGGCTCAACGACGGCGCACCAGCGCAGCAGCCAGCCGCCCCGGCCTATGCGCCACCACCGCCACCGCCGCCGCATACAAGCGTGCCAGACGCCCCACCGCCACCGATGGGGTATGAGGCCGCTAAGAATGGCTAGGCAGGCGCTGCTGACCGTCAAAGAGGCTTGTGACGCGCTCTTTGGCGACGGCTATAGCGAGGCCAGCCGCAAGCGCGTCAGACGGTGGATACAAACCGGCCAGATTAAGGCCATTCAAGATGGTTCACGGTGGTTCATACCGCGTGCCGAAATTGTGAAATTAGGTGGGATTGATGAACAAACGAAAAGCAGCATGGACGCCTGAAAAGCGTGCCGCACACAGTAAGAAGATGAAACGGATATGGGCCGCGAATCGGCAGACGGTGAGTATTGAACCGCCGCCCAAGAACTGGGTGCAAAGAATCTGGGACATTGTGAGAGGGGCGCACTAGCGCCCCTTTCTTTTATCCAAATATTGCATTGGCAGCGGCTGACCGCGCCTTTTCTTGCTTCGCCTCATTCTTGGAATAGTGACCATACTGGCGATATGTGAATGATGGGTTGCTGTGACCCATCAACGCTGCAACCTCTGCCCAATCCTCACCCAAGGCAGACAGTTGGACACTTGCAAAAAAGTGTCTCATGTCACCCCAGACCATGCGCTCAATACCGGCACGCTTTGATGCACGTTCAATCAGTTCACGCAGTGTTTTTTTCTGCTTTGGCAATCCAGCGGCTGTGGCGAACACCAGATCGTCATCGCTTGTATGGCGACTTTGCATTTTTAGTTCACGCAGTATTTGCATGGTTTCACTTGGCACAGGAACAGTGCGAAAACCACGCTTTGTCTTTGGCTCACCAATAACACTGCTCTCTGTTTTGACAGCTTGTTCAACCTGAATCGCGCTTTCTTTGAAATCGACACAACGCCACGGCAGCGCACGCAGTTCACCTTGACGGATGCCAGACGACAACGCTGTCAGCACCATAGCGCGGCTTGTCAATGTCTCACCGTCTAAGCCCTTTGTCACAAGTTGCTGAACAGTACCGGGCTGAATCTTTGGCGCACGATCTGCAATGTCTGTCGCCAACCCAAAAGACACTTTGTCTAACGGATTGAGATCAACCCACCCCTTTGCCTGGCAATAATTGAAAAACGATTTGAGCGCCTTGATACGCTGTTCCGCAAGCGATTTGCTTTTGCCTTCAGCTTTTATCTCGCGCTTGAAAGTCGCCGCCAACTCATCTTTGTTGGCTTTTGTAACCAACTTGTCTAACGCATGCTTGCTAAACATCTTGCCATCAATACGGATGGCCAAAGAGAAATCTATCGAACGCTTTACACCTTTGTAATGTGAAAGGCTGATTTCTTGATCATCAACACGGCGCGTCTGTGATTCTAAAAATGCCGCAGCGGCGTCAGCGCATTTTGATATCTGCAACGGCTGGGCAATCATGCCAGTTAAAAATCTGGCCTTCAGCATTTCTGCTTCCGCTAACGCCTCATCTTCTGTTTCAAAACGTCCGTGCTTTGTATCCAAGCCAACACGATTTGCGTTGATCACCCAATGGCCACGCTTTTCCCAAAACTTTACCGGTAAATCCTTCATGACCTTGCTCCCATTTGATATCTGAATTCTGATATATTGACATAAAAAGTCAAATAGCGCAAACAAATCTGGGACAAAGCTGGGACAAAACAAAAAAACAGCCCCCAGCCGGTTAAGGCCGAGGGCTTGTTTTTGAAGCTATGCTTGGGATAGGGGTGGTGGAGCCAGACGGGATCGAACCGACGACCTCCTGCTTGCAAAGCACGATTTTAGCGGTTTTTAACCAAAAAAATTGGCTGTTTTTGGGGTGCTTTGGTTGTCTATGGTAACCGTTGGTAGCCAGAAAACTGGGACAAAGTTGGGACAGATTACGCCCGTGCTTTGCGCTTGTTTTTAGCGGCTGCTTTTTTGGCCGCTGCCACCCCTTTCTTTGTGTAAGGGTATTTTTTGCCTCGCACGTTTGGCATCGCTTTGCTCCTTATCGACGTGATTTTTTGCCAGCGCATTTCCAGCGCTTGCGTGACAGGCGCAACGGGCTGTTTGGATTGCGTGCGGCCTTTGGGTGCTTCTTCATCTGACCGGCTGACCGGGCGCAATAACTGTCACCCTTGCTAGTGCCAGGGCGCACCCGTGGGCCGCCACCTTTTGCCTTACCAGCTTGGCCGTAACTGACGCGCTTACCTGTGGCAGTGACCTTGACCTTGGCCTTGCCCTTGGCTGGCGCTCTTCTAGCCATCCAACAGCCCCTTGCGATAACCGTTCTCGCGGTCATAGGTCAGCAACTCTTTGCGCGGCTCATGCACATAGCTGCAATGTATCCAGCCGGTGTTGCCGCCGGTAAAACACTCAAGGATCAACTGATCAAATTCGCAGTTGTCAGCGATCCACTGTGCGACCTCCATGTTGCTCACACCCGGCACCTCAAAGTCTGCGGCTTGGCCCTTGGTGTGCTGGCTTGTGATCTTGCTGCCGATGGCCGCGCACAACTCTGGGCTGCGGTATCCGCTGGTGATTGTCACAGGACGATCAAAGTGATCCCGCACAGGCTGTAGGACTTTTTGACAAAGCAAAATCAGAGGATCGAGTTTGTCCGGCGTCGGCGTGTTGTCGATGCCCCGTCGCAAAGCCGTCTGGCTTTTGGTCATCTCGCCAAGCGAAAAGTTTTTGGTCAGTTTCATTTCTTTGCCTTCACCTTGCCAACAACGCCTTCAAGCATCCCGCCGCCAAAGTAAAACGCGAGGATGGTCAGCATGGCCTCGCCCAAGTAGAAATCATCAATGACTTGTTTGATGTCGGGGATGTTTGTTTCGCCCATCAGCGTCATCACCAGCACGAGCGCAAACGATGCCAAGAACGTAGCTGTGAACATTAAGGCGAGGTATCTCTGGGCCACCTTAAAGGGTGCATATGCGGCCATCGTGTCTATCTTGGCCTGCGCCTTTACGCGCTCCATTTCTTCATCAGAACTGTGGACATCATCAATTAAGTCCATGCCCTTTTTAATGACATCCCCGTTGCCAAGGATGCTTGCCAAAACTCCAAGCATTATTTTTTGTCTCCCATTTGCGTGAAGCCCATGTAGGCACCCACCACACCAGACAAGCTGATATAGAGCAGTGGGCTGACCTCACTTAGTAGTTTGATGCGTGCGTCTGGAATGAACGGCATGAACAGCAGAACGGTGTAAACGCCCATGCCCATAAGTGCGAACCTAGCTAGGCGTAGCTGTGCCAAGTGCTTGCGGCTCTTGTCTTCTGTCTCACGGATTTCACGGGCGCGTTCAATCTCTGCGTCCGTGACTACGCCATCATTATCAAGATCGTAGCGTTCAAACTCGCTCGACCTCTCCAGCTTTTTCTGGGCCACTTTTTATCTGATATTAGGATTGACAGTGACGCGGCGCGTGTCACCTATTTCACTTTGTCCAGCAGAGCTAAACAATCCACCCGTCAAGCCAGCAGGAACGCTGCGCTGATCAATGCCGCCTGATGCCATCACTTGCGCCCTGCCAGCCCGATATGTGCTGACAGGTAATGCAACAAGTCTATTTGCAACAGCGGCAAGCTGTGGCCCAAAAACTTGCTCCATGTTGCGAATGATGGGTGCAGCACTGCCACTAAAGTTCTTTGCGCCAGGGACTGCTGTTGTTGCCAACTCTGCCACGTTAGCAAACTGATTAAGCAACGCTTGATCTTCTTTGGTGAAAAGTGCGTTGAACAGTTCTGGCGTCCGGCGTTTTAGATTAGTCAGCGCTGTTTTGAAACCAGCACCAGAAAACGTCTTAACCCCAGCCTCTCCAGCAGCAACTTTTTCAGCTTGCTCAACCAGCCTTAGGAAAGCGCCTTGCTTTAGCTTGTTAAAAGCCACGGGGCTAAGTGTTTCACGCAATTTTCTGACCGTGCCTGCTGCACCAGTTTTTCCAGCACCTGACAGAGTGAACAGTAGATTGAACTGCTCACTTGGTTCCAGAGTGCTTTGCGGGTCAACAATTTTAGCGATAACCGCATCATCACTGAACTTTTCGCGGAACAGTTTATTTTTTCTCCGCGCAACTAGCCACGGTTTAAAAGCATCCGCGTCACCCACTGTCACTAAGTCATCAAGCAATCCATCAACAAACTTATCGTATTCAGAGATGACAGCGCGAACTCCGGCAGCACGCTCACCAACCGCTGACCTTGTTGCCCTTTGCCGCCAAGATTCCAAATCATTGACGGTGACATTTCTCTTGCTGATTACTTTGTCTAAATCCTTCAGAGCATTAGCAGCATCTGGGAAATTTTCCAGCGTAAACCTATCGCTAATCACTGATCTGATGCCGCCCAATTCAGCCTTTAAAACGCTGGGGTCTAAATTTGTAAATTTACCACGCCGCCTTGCTGCGGAATACAATCTATCAACGCTGTTCTTGGCAGCGGTATATTTAACAGAAAGTTCACCGCCCACATCTATCATTGCATCCGTGGGGCTGGTCACTGCCGTGCCGGTTGGCGCTATTTCTTCAGCTATTAGCGGCACGTTTTCAGCTAACTGCTCCTGCTGGCGCACCCTTGTTCCTGACATGATTCTGCCAGCAGTGTCATCCCTAGCCAAAATTTCGTCTTCAGCAGACTGCGCGGCTCGTGTCCGCGTAACATCACCTTGAGTTAGCCGAACAGGTTGCGGCAGTGTTTCTGCTGCTGCCATTCGCGCAGCCTGTGCTGGGTCGGTGGCTGTTTGTGCAAGTTGGTTAAACTGTTGCAAAAAAGCGGGTGTGACTTCATCTGGGTCCAAGCCTGCATTAGTGAGAGCCTCGCGCCCTTTTTGTGTAACGCCACCATTTGTAACAAACTCTTTATTACCGATGAATTTGCGAAAGAAAGGCGCAACAAGTTCGCCAGCTAATTCACCGCCGATACCAAACGCAGTAGCAATCAACGCAGATTGTGGGTCAAGACCTCGCGCTGAACCAGCTTGGCCAGCGGCTAAATCTTGTGCAACTGACCCAGCACCAGCGCCTGCGCCTGTGCCGACTACTTGCCCAGCCTTACCACCAAATTTTCGGCCCAACCTACCGCCAAGCCTTGCAAAATATAACTCGCTCAAGGCTGTAGTCATAAAATCATCAACGTCTTGTGGGCTTGCACCCGGTTTGTTTAGATAATAGTCACCAGCCGTAATCTTGAACCGTTTGGCAAAGCTGTCATCTAAAGTGACGATTGCGTTGCCAAACTTGTCTAAACGGGCTGGGACATTACCGAATGTTTGCCGGAAAATATCTGTTTTCCGCAGATCATCACGGCCTAGTGATAGCCTTGTGCCAACTTGACCGCTGCCTGGTATAATAGCTGTCCTTAGACTAGCTGGTATTTCTTCTATGTCTGGAAATTCTGTGGTGGCTTCACCTGTGACAATGTTTTTTGCGCCTTTACCAACAGACGCCAAAAACTCAGTCGCAGCGGCAGTCATGTCGCCAATGAAAGTATTTTTTGCAGGGATCGTCCCCCGTTTTACAAGTTCATCGAACTTCGCTTGCTTGGTCGGCTCTAGGGTGCCTGCATATCCTGCTTTTAAAGTTTCAGGTGGAATAATTTGAGTTTGTTCAGCCATCAAAGCAGTCCCCCGATCAAGTCTGCATCAGTAGAATTGGTGATCGCCGGATCAACGGTGCTTGAGCCTGGAGTCAAGATTTCTTCACCGCCTACAACATCAGCATTTTGTGTTGGCGTGTTTGCCCCACCTGTTGGCAGTGGTGCCATAATCTTGTTGTAGAACGGAAAGTAATCGCGGCTTGTGAAGCCCAAGGGCTTCAATCTTTGATCAAGCATTGGGAACAATTTTTGCAGCGAGTCTTGCCGCTTGACAACAAGACCGCGCATTGTGTTCACGATTTCCTGTCTTGTTTCAGGGGCAAGCAAACCGCTTTTTAAACCCTGCCGCAGTCTTTGAGCAAATTGCTGCCCTAGTGAGGCGCTTGTCTGGGCCAACATAGCCTCTTGATCCGTAACCCTACCGCCTGGATCAAGGGCCGAGAAAAACTTATAAATTAAGCCAGCATCTGATGCGCCACTTGAATCTTGCGCCAAATCAGTTGCCTCTCGGTAAGCAGTTGAGGCTAATTCAAATTTCTTTTCTTCTTCTCTTGGCGTTTTTGTCAACTTTTCGCCCCGCGCGAATGCTTGATCAGAACCCGGCATAATTTGCAGTTGCCCTTGATCATTAAAGCTAAAACCACTAGGCGCATCAGGCGGGTTGCCAAGCCGATAACCTTGCGTTTCTAGCTGGGCTTGTTCTTCGCCGCCCGGTGTAACTAATTTTACATCACGGGTTTGGGGATCAAACATGGAAACCGGCGCTTTTGGTTGTCTTGATGCGGCAGCCACTGCTAATTGGCCTTCTAATCCGGCCCCGGCTGTCAAAGCTGCAAGTGGATCAAAATCGGATAAAGCTTCCAGCGTTGGTGTTGCACTCAAATTAAGTCCACTCAAAGCTGACTGAACGTTTGTCTCAAACGCCTTTTCACGCTCAACTTGTGCATCACCAGCCTTGCGCTGAAGATACGCGCCCACCAGTGCGCTAGACAGCCTGCCAAGCCCTTGTAGGGGCGTTCTGACCGGCGCAGCGCTTGCACCCTGCTGCATTAGCGCTTGGCCAAGGATGCGGCGTGGATCGGACTGGAATGACTGATTTAGTTGCTGGTAGCGCATCGATGGGCGTGCATTGCCCAGCCCAAGCATTTGTCTAGGATTAAGTGCCATCAATCACCCCTATGAAAGCAAGTAAGCTGAACCAAGATTGCCAGCCAAGCCGAACAAGCCGCCAAGGTCCGCAGACCTTGATGCCATCGCTTGGTTATAAGCGTTTTGCTGGGCTGCCATTTGCGCTGCAAACGCGCCCTGCGTATCGATCCCGCCGGGTGCAAAGAAACTGCCTTGTTGGATTTGTGGGCCACCCAGCAACGCTGCTAGTTCATTAAAGTTCTGACCGCGCAACGCTGTGCGTTCTGCGATCTGGCGTTGGCGTGCCTGATTGGCAATCTGGTTGCTAAGAAGCTGGTCAGCCACTTGCTGCTGCCTAGCTGCATTAGCAAGCTGCGTGTTAGCAGCCGCCTGACCAAAGCCTTGGCCTTGCGCCGCCAGTCCAAATTCACCGCTGGCCGCACGTTCACCAAACTGCTGCGCCCGGATGTTGCGTGCTTGATTGACCAGCCGGTCAGATTCCTGCCCAGCCGCCAGTGTGGCCTGCTGTGCCAGCCGACCAAGCTGCTCACCTTGCTGGCTTTCCAAACGGTTCACAGCATCGTCATAGCCCTGTGACGTAATCGGAATACCACGGTCAGCCAGGTTCTGTTCAAGCGCCTCGCGCTGCCGCGTGAATTCTGGCTGTAGCAGCCCTAGCTGACGGTTATACAGCGTCTGCTCAATGTTTGACCGGAACGCCTCTGGATCGCTCTGTAGAGCCGTCAGACCGGCAGTATCAATCGCTGTCGGCATAGGCGTGGTGGTGCTGATCTCGCTCTGGAACGCAGGCAGGCCAGTAGTCGGGTCAATGTCCTGTGACTGCTGCACGCCAGCCAGTGTCGGCGCTGTTCTGAACGGGTTCTGGAAATCAGGATCATCAGCAAATATGGGCGATCCATCAGCGTTCTGGCCTATGACTTGTCGGCCTGTGACACGGTTGAACGCCAGGTTGCCTAGCCCCAGCCCGGTGCCTTCAGAGGCCGCACGCATCTGAGCCTGAAACGGTGTCTCTTGTGTGTACGCAGCCGCTTGCCCATCTTCTGGCACTGGACCCTGCACAAACTGTCCACGATCTCCAACAGACCCAAACAGCAGATTGCCATAAGGCGTGAACTGCGTGATGCGGTTCGCGTTGGCTTGCGCGTTGATCAGTTCGTTTGGATCAGGAACTGGCGGTGGTGAAGGCGCTGACTTGCCCATTATTTTGACCCTTTAACCATTTACATTCATCCCTCAACATGCCCCACAAGATGCCATCGTGCGGCCCATGCAGATGCCGCAGCCTGCCCTCTTGTGTGAAGCCAAGCTGCTTATTCATTTTCATTGCCTTTTCGTTAGCCTCACTGCACTGCACCAGAAGACGGTGCGCCCCGACTTGCTTGAAGGGGTATGCAAACAGTGTGTGCAGGACAGACCGAGTTGCCCAGCGCCGGGAGGATGCAGCTATTGACGCCTCGATCTGCCCTTCTCTGAGATCATGGTAAATGGCAGCACAGATGATCTGATCATCACGCTGCACGCCTATCGCTACGCTTGGCCCAAACTGGTCAATGCCAATACGCTCTGCCGCCCATGATTTTAGATAATCGTCTGCACCGAATATCATCCGGTTCAATTCTGGCTGTCCTTTATCGCTTCAAGAACATCATAGACGTTTGGCGGTGGCGGCTGATCCACCGTCCACTGACACAAATATTCGCGTGGCTTCCATTCGCCGCGATTGAAAAACAAAGTTTCCTGCGTGTTGTGAGCGCCGCGATAGACGCAGACCTCTTGTTTTTTGTCTAGCTTCATGCACTTGACTAGGCGGCACGTTGTCAGATCATTTGCCCAATCATTCGACTGTGCTAAAGCGCCTTTGATCCACAAACCCCAAACCACCAAGCCAACCAAACCAGCTAAAATGATTATCACAACGCCAGCGTTGCCAACTTTCTCCATAGTTTGTTGTCTTTGTCGTATGGCTTTTTGCTTTGCTTTCGCTCTGCCGTCTTTTGCTTCCTCGCAAAATTTTTGATAATCGCGCCAGAGGCCGGGCCGACCACTCAAAATCATGATCTGTTTCAATTCCGCTTCTTGCTGTTTAATTTGCTCAAGGGCTAAAAATTCTTGTAACTCGCTGCCCCCAACCCCTCTGGCGCGTTTTTTGTTGCCCTGTCTTTGTAGTTCTTCCTTAGCGCCAATAAAGTCGCCGATCGCCCGACCAGCCTTAATAATGTCGCCAGAATTTTGGACAGTTTGTTTTATGATAGAAAAAGCGGCATTCGCCGCTGCCAATTCTGCCAACATCAATACAGCCTTTCGCCTGAACCCTCCCGTAGTTCTTTTGGCAAGCAATACGCGGTGATCTTCTGCGTGCCAGCGCGGCTATAGCCGTAGTTGCCGTAGACCTTGACGATGCGTTTGGCGTACCACTGGCAGTCCACTAGGCTGCGGAAAATCATTTTGTCTGAATGTAGTTTTTGGTTTTCGCCAAGGCCGATGTAGACCATCAGCACAAAGACGGTGATCACTGACTTACAATGATGCCTATAAGTAAGACGATTGTTGTACCAGCCGACCCAACCATGATGGTTTCGAGGCGCTTGACCCGACTGAGTAATTCAATGAAACGCTCTTGGCTGACGGCTGAAAGCGTGTCCAGTTCAGCTTTGACAGATGTGACTGTGGGCTTGCTCATCAGTCAGCGTCCGCAATGGTCAGGTCACCGGCTGCGACCTGTTTCATTATTTCGGCGCAAAAGCGATTGGCTGGGTCAAGTGGCACAGACCAAACGACGCCATCAATCGTGGCTTTGATGCTTTGATTTTGTCCATCTGTTGCATAATACTTTGCTGATGAAATATTCATGTCTATAACTCCGCATCAAAAATGTAACCGCCGTCACCCAAGTCGAGGACTCCGGGGTTGTTCTGCGAACCGCCAGATGCTGTGGTTGCATCAAAACTCCCGCACAAAGTATTTGCACCTGATGTATTAATGCTTGATACATTCTGTGCAGCAGCACCCGTCTCAAAGCGAGGGGTTCCAGTAACACTTTGGGCTGGTGTGGCTCTCATTGGCGTGTTAAAGGGAAGAATACATCTCGCATTAGTGGCACTGGTTTTGGTGCCAAATCCTACACGGCCATTGCTCACACCTGTAAATCTTTGATGATAGCGTTGACATCTAATAAACTCATCTGCATACGACCGATGCTCAAACGGCGTGGCCTGTTCGCCAAGTTCCCACTGCACTCCTGTTATTTCCCAAGTAGCGTTTGTAGTTGTGGCTACTGCATTTGTGCCATGTCCAAATGCCAGCTTGCCTGTTTCATACCCACCCCAGCTAGTATTATTTACTGAAGTAAAGTTGGAGCCAGCCGCCAAAAACCAATCAATCATAATTGCATTGGTGTTGTCATCTACGATTGCTGCGAGAGTGTTCCCAGCAAAAGTGATTTCTTTCTTTTCCCATGTGTCGGCGGAATTGATTGTATAGGTTGAGCCGATGATGTCGTTGCCGTCCGTCTGGTAAATTGCCACTGCAAAAGTGCCAGTAACAGACGACTTCACATAGAAACTAAGTGTTGTCGAAAGTGCGCTTGATGTGCCGTATTTTAGCTGTTGAAAATCTTGGCCTTCGTAGCGGTTGATGATGTAGTAACTCTCATCTGCGGCTATGGCACTTTCAGCGGTGGTAGTTTGCACTTTCAAAGAATTAGCAAAGCCGGGTAGGTCAGTGACGGAATTTTGCGTCATGGTTACCCGCAATTCATCTTCATTTCCAAAAACTAAAGCGAA